GGATCATTATCCCCGCCGAGGATATGCTCCACATCACGGACATCCGGCGTCCTGGCGCGCTGGTCGGCATGTCGCGGGTGGATGAACTCAAGGACGTGCTGGGCATCGCTCGCGCACTCGATGAGTACGCGGCGCGCTACTTTGGCAGCGGCACGATGTCGAGCGGGATCATCAACGTCCCCGGCGATATGACCGAGGAGCAAGCAACCCGGCTCAAGGATCAGTTCGAGAAGAACAGCCGAGGACTCACCAAGGCGCACAGGCCAAATATCCTCACCGGTGGCGCGACGTTTGAGAAGTTGAGTGCCGACGCCGAGCGTGCACAACTCGTGGAGTCGCGTGCGTTCACGGTTGAGGAAATCGCGCGTATCTTCAAGATCCAGCCGGTCATGCTTGGCATCACGGCTGGGATGTCGCAGGCGTCGGTGGAGCAGCAGCACATCCAATTTGTCACGATCACGCTGCGGCCCTACGTTCACAAGCTGGAGGAAGCGTTCAGCAGGCTGCTGCCGGGTGGTGCGTTCCTGCGTTTCAACATGGACGGCCTGCTGCGCGGTGACCTGGCCAGCCGGTTCTCTGCCTACTCGACTGGTATGCAGTCTGGCTTCCTGTCCCCCAATGACGTGCGACGCCGCGAGGACCTGCCACCCGTTGATGGTGGCGACGTGTACCGGGTGCCGCTTGCCAACATCAACCTGGAAGCCGCGAACCTTGTGGAGACTGACCGCCGCGTGATGATGGCGACGAGGCTTATCAACGTCGGGTTTGAGCCGGAGCAAGTGCTTGCTGCGTTGTCGTTGCCCATGCTTGTACATAGCGGTCTACCGTCGGTGCAGTTGCAGAATGCTGCCGCGTCTGTCGGCCTGCCGATTGACGACGTTTACCCGACAGGAGACTGAAATGATCACTAGCGGCCAGATTACAGTCGGCACGGCAGTAGCGGTGCAGATTGATGGCAGTTCGGCGAACCCGAGTTACTTGACGGTCCACAACAACGACAACACCAAGGCGCTGTTCCTTGGTGGTGCCGACGTCACGATCTCTAACGGTTTGCGGGTGCTCAAGGAGCAGACGCTTACGTTCAGCCTGAACCCGGGTGAGGCGCTGTATGCGGTGTCCGATTCTGGGTCACACGTTGTTAGCTGGCTCCGTCAGGCGCTCTGATGCCATATTTCATCACCGACCAGGCGCAGGGCTGTAGCGGCTGGGCCACGATCAAGGATGACGGCGAGGTCATCGGCTGCCACAGCACGAAGCAGGCCGCCATTGACCAGATGGTCGCGGTCAGCATCGCTGAAGGGCTCGAGCCAGGTGGCGAGCGCGTGGTGGAGACCAGACAGGTGTCTGTCCCTGAGTACGTTCGCAACGCTGCTGCGCGTGGTCTAGAACTGCGGCGCGAGGGTTTCGGCGGTGACGGCCTGACGGATCAGACGATCCGGGAGGCGCGGCTGATGGCTGACGGCCAGATGTCGGACAGCAAGGTGGTCAGGGCTAATGCGTGGGCCGCACGTCATGCCGTGGACCTAGAGGCACCCGCGAACCGCGACCCGCAACACCCGCAATGGCCGGGTCCTGGCGCTGTCGCTCACTATCTATGGGGAATAGATCCCCTCGACCCGCAACCAGCGCGACGCTGGCTAGAAAGGCAGGCGGCGGCTATGCAGGACGAGCGCGCGCTACCCGACAACTACCGACCCGCACTAGAGGCTGACGTCCCCGATGGACGCGCCTGCGGCAACTGCGCCTTCTATGACGACGACATCGTGCAAGGCGACCGTGCCTGGTGTCAGCGCTGGGACGAGTTCGTGCGCGGTGATTACTACTGCAACGCTTGGCAGCCCAATCCCGAGGGCAATGACGATGACGATATGGACCTGGACGACGAGAGGGCTGTGACCATGAGCCAAGTTGAGTTCCGCACCTTCGGTGCTGAGATCACCGAGATGCGCCAAGCCGACTCCGGCGACGGCATGACGTTCGGCGGGTACGCCTGGAAGTACGACGTCCCGAGCCTGCCGCTGGGTCACGGGTTCACCGAGCGGATTGCGCCTGGAACCTTTACCCGGTCGCTGAAGTCCCGCGTGGACATTCGCGCCTACGTCAATCACAATGACGAACTGCTGCTGGGCAGCACCCGCGCCAAGACTCTGCGCATCGAGGACCGCGCCGACGGCGGCTATGTAGAGATTGACCTGCCCGACACTTCATGGGGCCGCGATATCAGAACACTTGTTGAAAGATCTGATATCACCGGGATGTCCTTCGGTTTCTCAACCGTCAAGGACAAGTGGAGCGACGACGGCACCGAGCGCACGCTTATGGCTGCGAAGCTGCACGAGGTTTCTGTGGTGACCGGCGTGCCGGCCTACCCGCAAACCACCGCGAGCGTGCGCAAGTTGCAGACCCTTGCCAGCCGCACGGCCACCGACGTGGACGAGTTGAGCGACGCCATGACCGCGCTTCAGGCTGGCGAACTGACCGAGGACCAGGCACACCTGTTGCGCAGCGTGGTGGACAAGGTTGCACCCGCGCCGGATGCTGCCGTGCCGACCGCGATCCTCGCCGCGAAACTTGCACTCGCTGAGAAGGCTCTAGGGCTCTAGTCCCTGGGGGGTGATTGGTAAGCCGTAGCGCACACCCGCAAGTCGGAGCGCTGCGAACTCGGGTTCGACTCCCGACACCTCCACCACACATCTGAGCGTTCCGCCGATGTGACGTCCTGAGCGTTCCGCCGGACATCCACCTGCATACCTACTCACACTAAGGACACACATGTCTTACCTCGAAAGCCTCTTGGAGGCTCAGAAGAAAGACCTGCACGACGCGCGTGCCTACCTGGACCGCGCCGAGCAGGAGAAGCGCGACCTCTCTGTTGAGGAGCGCACCGCGTGGGACGCGCTGAATGGCCGCATGGACGAGCGCCAGGACCACATCAACACCGTGCGCGCTGCCGAGCAGCGTGACGCGCGTATCGCCGAGCAGTTCGCTTCAGCGCCGGAGTTGCGCGCCGAGGTTCGCACCGCCGCTGCGGAGTTGTCGGACGCCGACATCATCCGTCAGTTGGCTCGTGGCGAGCGTCGGACCGCCACCTTTGAGCGTCGCGCGCTGTCGGGTGCAACCGCCACCAAGGGGCCGGAGACCGTTCCCCAGGGTTTCTACGACATCATTCAGGAGCAGTTGGCCACGTTGAGCCCGATGCTCGATGCGTCGGTTGTGACTGTTCTCAACACCACGAGTGGCGAGGACATCAAGGTGCCGGTGCAGACCGCACGGCAGAACGGCACCGCAACCGCTGAGGGTGCGATCTACGCCGAGTCTGACCCGACGTTCACCAGCATCACTCTGCGGGCGCACAAGGTCGGCACGCTGACCCTCGTGTCCAATGAGCTGCTTCAGGACACCGGCATTGACCTCGTTGGCTTCCTTGGACGCCAGATGGGTCTCGCGCTCGGTACGGCTGTTGGCTCGCTGCTGACGGTCGGAACCGGCACGGTTCAGCCCAACGGCATCGTCGTGTCTCTCGGCACGGTCGCTGCGGTCACGGGCGGGACGGGCGTCTCTGGCGCTCCGACTGCCGACAACCTCATCACCCTGATGCACGCGGTCGACAGCGTCTACGCCGCGCAGCCCGGTGCTGGCTGGATGATGAGCCGCAGCACACTCGGCACGGTTCGCGCACTCAAGGACAACCAGGGCGCGTACCTGTTCAACCCCTACGCCGATGCTGGCGTTGTGGGACGTCTCCTCGCTTACCCGGTGTACGAGAACCCGTTCTGCCCCGCCGTTGGCACGGCAGCAGCGTCCTCGACGATCACGGGCAAGTCCATCCTGTTCGGTGATCTCCGCGCCTACCACACCCGCGTGGTCGGCGGAGTCGAGATCGTCCGGTCGGACGAGGCGTACTTCACCTCCGACCAGGTTGCTTTCAAGGCGCGTATCCGCGTCGGTGGCGACCTCGGTGGTGGACGTACCGACGCTGTGAAGTTCTTCCGCGGCGGCGCGTCCTAACTAGGGCACAACCGGGAGGGGCTGGGTAATCCCTGGCCCCTCCCCCACCTACCCCCGAGGGCGTTAGGGCGCAGGACTAGCGCCCTCGGGCTCCCCCTGCGAATACCTGCGAATTAAGGAACCTGCGATGGATCGTGCAGCACGTCGGCGCGCAAACCGCCGAGGGATTGACCCGGTGACCGTCCTCTGGCACAGCAACGCACCATGGACCGGGACTGGCTATGGAACACAGACCAAGCAAGCCGTGGAGCGTATGCAGCGCGACGGTCATCACGTCGCCGTGAACTGCAACTATGGCATCTACGGCACGACGACTGATTACGACGGCATCCCCATATTCCCGATGGGCGTGGACCCGTACAGCAATGACACGGTGCTACCTAACTGGAAGATGTGGACCGAGCAGCACCCCGGTCCGGCTGTTGCGATCTGTCTATTCGACGCCTGGACGATGGACGAGAAGATGTGGGGGGAGATCCCCACGGCGGTCTGGACGATGGTGGACCACCTGCCGGTGCCGCCTAACGTGATGGCTGTCCTCCAACGCGAGAACATCACACCGATTGCCGTTACCCGCTTCGGACAGGAACAGATCGAGCGCGCAGGCACCGAGGCGCTCTATATCCCGATGGCCGTGGAGTCTGACCTCTACTTCCCCGGCGCGACCTTTGAGGGACGCACAGGCCGGGAGATGATCGGCTGGGACGAGGACACCTTCGTGGTCGGCTGCATCAACGCGAATAAGGCAGCAGGTGGCGGCACGATCCACCGCAAGGCGTGGGCCGAGAACATTCTGGCCTTTAGCATCTTTGCGCAGAACAAGCCGGACGTCCGGCTGTATCTGCATACCGAGCGTTATGGACGGCACAACGGACTCATTCTGGATCTGCTGCTGAAGTCCTGCGGGCTAGAGGAACACCGCCATTACAAGTTTGTGAACCAGCACGCGCTACATAACGGTATCCCCAATGAGGCCATGGGCGCGATTTACAACGGTATTGACGTCCTGCTGGCTCCGACGCTGGGCGAGGGCTTCGGCCTGACGCTCATTGAGGCGCAGATGGCTGGATGCGTCGCAATCGCCAACAACTTCAGCGCACAACCTGAACTCCTGGGTGATGACTGGCTGACCGAGGGGCAGCCGTTCTGGGACGGCGCGCAGTTCTCCTGGTTCAACACGCCGAGTATCCCCAGCATCGTGGACGCGCTAGAGCAGGCGTACGCGCGTGGCCGGGAACGCAGCGACAAGGCTCGGACGCACGCGCTGGACTACGACGCCGACAAGGTGTGGGACGAATACTGGCGGCCCTATCTGGCGACGGTCGCGGGATGAAACTCGCGTGGCTGACCCATCACCTGCCAAGGGACAGCGACAGCGATCACCCTGCGCACCTGCCTGGTCGGTTCGTCGGCGGTGCCGAGATGACTGACGCTGCGCTGATCGAGGCCGCGCCCGATGACGTGGAGATCCAGCTTCTAGGACCCGAGTCTTGGGAGCAGGCGCTTGACGCCGAGGAGATCGTGGTCACCGGCACGGACCTGCTAACCGATGAGGCCATGTACGCGCTGGCGGAGCGCAAGCCACCTGTGTTTCTGCATCACCTTCAGACGCGCAGCGCCGCACGCGGCCACCTGCTTGAGGCTGCTCGGGTGCTGATCCTGCACACACCGGCGCACCTGGAGCGCGAACGGCAATGGGTGACCCCGCGGGATGTCTGCCTGGTGCTGTCCCCCATGAACCCCGCTGAGTGCTGGCAGGAGACTAAGCAGGACTTTGCGGTGTGGGCCAACCGTTCGCATGAACTGAAGGGACCGCGCAAGGCGGCCATGTACGCGGCGCAGCACGGCATGGCGCTGCGGCAGTTGAGCAACGTCCCACGGCATGACGTCCTGGCGACCCTGGCAATGGCGCGGTGGTTCATTCATCTGCCGGTCGGTTTCGAGTCTGAGAGCCGCGCCACGATTGAGGCGGTGCTGTCGGGGTGCGAGTGCATCACCAATGACAACGTGGGCGTGACGAGCGTCCCCGGCTGGAATGACCCTGAGCACCTGGCAAGCCTGGTGAGCAACGCGGCAGACACGTGGTGGAAGGCAGTCCTGCCGTGATTGCCGTCCTGATCCCCACGCTCGGCAGACCTGGGAACATCCAGCGCGTCATTGACGACCTGGAGCCAAGCGCCCCCCGTAACGCCATTGACCCCATTTTCATCGTTGAGGCGCACGACGTGGGAACCATCCAGGCTATTGAGGATGCGCAGCGTCCCTATGTCATCAACGAGCGGGGCGCGTCCTATTCGGGCGCGATCAACACGGCGGTGGAGCGCACGACGCACCCGCACCTGTTCATCGGCGCTGATGACTTGCATTTCCATGACGGCTGGCTTGAGCCTCTGCTGGAACTGGCGCAGGACTTCGGGATGGTCGGCACCAACGACCTGCATAACCCCGACGTAACGAGGGGGTCACACGCCACGCACTTCCTGGTAACTCGGGATTACTGCGAACTGCGCACGATTGACGGGCAGTTCCCGCTGCTGCATGAGGGTTACGCGCACAACTTCTGTGACACCGAAGCGGTGGCCACGGCGAAGTATCGCGGCCAGTTCGCACCCTGCCTGGAGTCACACGTCGAGCACATTCATTGGGCCTGGGGTCTCGCGTCCATGGACGACACCTACGCCAAGGGAGCCAAGACGGTCCACGGCGATGAGGCGCTGTATCGGAGCAGGAGTCACCTGTGGATGTAGCGGTCACGGGGGCGAGCGGATTTATCGGCTCCAATATGGTGCGCTTCCTGGCTGAGCAGGGCCACAACGTCCTGGCGATTGACCGCAAGGAACCACGGGAACTGACCCGCCGCGCAGCCTGGAGCAAGGCGCACGGCACGCAGGTTGTCTGCTTGCAGGACGCCAAGCCAGACCTATCGGGCATCCAGGTTGTGTACCACTTCGCCGCCGATATGGGCGGCGTTGGCTACTTCCATGCTCACGACTTCTGGCCGTACATCGCCAACAGCCGGATAGATATGAACGTGCTGGAAGCCATGGCCGACGCGCAGGTATTCCGGGGATTCGTTGCCGCGAGTGCCTGCATCTATCCGACAGAGATCCAGATGGAGCCGGGTCGCGCTCCCCTGTTGCGGGAGGAGCAGGCCGAGACTGGCCAGCCTGACCAGATGTATGGGCGCGGCAAGTTGATGCTGCTGCGGTTGGCGGAACGCGCACCCGTGGACATTCGCGTAGGCATCCTCCACACGGTTTATGGAGTGGGCCAGGAGCGTCAGGGCGAGCGCATGAAGTTCCCGACGGCTATTGCAACTAAGGCGCTCAAGGCGCGCGAGACGGGCACGCTAGAGGTCTGGGGCGACGGTCAGCAGTTGCGCTCGTTCCTGTGGATTGACGACGCGCTGGCCAAGATACGAGCGCTGACGATGGCCCACAAGAACATTGGCCCGACCAACATTGGCTACCAGGGCGCGGTCAGCGTTGCCGACGTTGCTGCGCTGTGTTGTGAGCTCGTCGGCGTCAAGCCGCAGATCACCTACACGACTGACAAGCCGAGCGGTGTGTTGTCCAGGGATTGCGATAACGCCAAGTTCTGGAACCACTATGGCCGCATGGAACCGACCGACTACCGCCGAGGCTTCACCCGACTTATCGAATGGCTGGAGGATTAGTGGCCATCACTAACGGATACTGCACGCTGACACAGATCAAGGCAGCGCTGCGCATCACGGACGCCGTGGACGATGACATGCTGGAGATGGCCGTGGAATCGGCCAGCCGCATGATTGACAGCGAGTGCGACCGCAACTTCTACGGGACCGCGACCACCAGGGACTTCACGCCGTCGGACCGCTACACCGTGGACACCGACGACCTGACTGCCATCACCAGCGTCAAACTCGACGACCAGGGCGACCGCACGTTCTCGATAACCCTGGCCACCTCGGACTACCAGACCGAGCCGCTCAACCAGCGCGTGTCCGGCAACGCCTTCCCCATCTACCGGCTGCGCATGATTGGTGACTATCTGCTGCCGATCTGGGGCGAGCAAGCCACGGTGCGCATCCAAGGCACCTACGGCTTCACACCTGTACCGCTGCCGGTTGTCCAGGCCACAGTCATCCAGTCCGGCAGAATCTTCAAGCGCTTGGACAGTCTCCTCGGCTTCGCAGGCTTCTCCGATATGGGCGTGGCGCGCGTCGGTCGCGTAGACCCTGACGTCGCTGCGCTGATCCGTCCCTTCAAGAAGTACGCAGCAGCCTGATGCCAACGATGTCGGACCTGCGCACGAGGCTTGCCACGAACCTGGCGACCATCTCGGGACTGCGCACGGCGGCCACGATCCCTGACGCCATCAACCCCCCGGTGGCTGTCATCTTCCCGAGTTCGATCACCTACGACACCGCGTTTGCGCGGTCAGGTGGCGACGAGTACGAGTTCATCGTGACGGTCATTGTGGGCCGCATGGATGAGCGCAGCGCACAGAACAAGCTTGACGGGTACTGCAACCCGACAGGGAGCACAAGCATCAAGACGGCGATTCAGAGCGACCGAACCCTTGGCGGTCAGGCGTTCGACTGCCGAGTCACCAACCTGCGCAACTACAACCAAGTCACCGTGGGTGACACCACCTACCTGGCGGCGGAGTTCGTCGTCCAGGTTTACGCATAAGGAAGGCCACGCCAATGGCTAAGCAGATCATTCAGAACCCGGTCGTGACCATCAACGGTGGCACGGTCAGCGCGAACGTCGCGCAGGCAACAATCAACCTGACCGCCGATGACATCGAGGTCACGAACTTCACAAGCACCGCGCGCGAGCGCATCGGTGGACTCAAGGACGGCACGTTCTCCATGGATCTCCACCAGGACTACGCAGCCTCGGCCATTGACAGCATCATCTGGCCGCTGCTCGGTGGGACTGCTGCCATCGCGGTGCGTCCGGCTGGCACGGCTGCGCCGGGTGCGTCTAACCCGCAATACAGCTTCAACGTGCTTGTCACCGAATACAACCCGATTGACAGCGCTGTCGGCGACCTCGCCACCTTCTCGGTGTCCTGGCCGATCACCGGCGCTGTTGCTCGCGCAACCGCCTAGCCATAGGAGTCTCCTGCGATGATGACAATCCCCATGCACGTCAAGAACGGCGACGGGTCCGAGGCCGAGGTCACGGCTAAAGCCTCGGACCTGATCGCTTTCGAGCGTCACTTCGATAAGCCGATGACCATCTTCGGCAACCCGTCAGACGCTCGCATTGAATACATCCTGTGGCTGGCATGGCACACCACTAAGCGACAGAAGCCGGATACCGCCGATTTTGACGCCTGGGTGGACTCGATTGACTATGTGAGCGTTGGTGATTCGGGGGAATAACCCCGCTGGGTGAGCACTCTGCGCATTGGCTTATAGCGCACCTGTCCTACGAATGGAAGTGTGCGCCCAGCGTGATTGCCCAGGAGTCGCCACGCATGATCGCCACGATGTACCGCTACCTGCGCTGGCGGTCATCGGAGATACGGAAGGCAGCCACCTAATGGTCAAGCGCATCACGGTCGAGGTCACGAACCTGCGCCAAGTCTTTGACGCTCTTGACGAGTGGGACAAAAAGGCTGGTAACCGTCTGCGCAAGATGATCCGCGACGCCGGACAAGAGGTGGCCACGGTCGCTTCATATCTAGCTCCAGGCCGCAACCCGATCAGCAACTGGGGCCAATGGACATCAAGCCGCGATGGGCGCGATCTCGGCTTCAATCCCTCCACCGTAAGTCGAGGTTTCAAGGTACGTCAGAACAACTTTCGCAGGCGTGGAATCAGCGCAGGCATTGGGTTTGATACCTATCAAAGCAACCCCGGTGGAAGCATCTACGAGTTGATGGGTACGGGTTCAACTCAGATGGTTGGGTCTGTGCGCAATCGCTTCCCCGAGCGCCGACCGCGGTCCCTGTTTGCTGCTTACTACGACGTGATGACACCTGCATTGCAGGACAAGATCCGTGACTCAATAATCACCGAGGCGCGAAAGGCTGGACTTGACTGATGGCTAGAGGCGCAAAGGTACGCATCTATGGCGACTGGGATGGCTCGGCTGTCAAGAAGGCTCAGAGCGACTTGGGCGCCTTTGATAAGTCTGTCCAGACCCTGGGCAAGACTTTTGCGGCACTCGGCATAGGCATCGGCGCGGCAGGAATCGTGCGCTTCGCTGCTGATGCGGTGAAGGCTGGCAGCGATCTGGCTGAGTCACAGTCCAAGGTATCGGTCGTATTCGGCGACCAGGCCAAGATCGTCCAAGACTGGGCCAAGAAAAGCGCGACCGCGATTGGCCAGACGGAGCAGCAGGCACTAGAGGCCGCTGGCACTTATGGCAACCTGTTCCAAGCGTTCGGTCTGACGCAGACCGCAGCGCAGGACATGTCCATGACCATGGTGGAACTGGCCGCCGACCTCGCTTCATTCAATAACACCTCCATAGACGACGCTATCGAGGCGCTGCGCTCGGGTCTGTCTGGAGAGACCGAGCCGTTGAAGCGCTTCGGCATCGCGCTGAATGACGCGCGCATGAAGCAAGAGGCTCTGGCGCTCGGAATCTACGACGGGACTGGCGCACTCAACGCGGCACAGAAGGCGCAAGCCGCCTACGCCGTGATCCTGAATGACACGACTCTGGCACAGGGTGACTTTGAGCGCACAAGCGATGGGCTGGCTAACCAGCAGCGCATCCTCCAGGCGCAGTTTGGCAACCTGACTGCGCAGCTCGGCACCATGCTGTTGCCGGTTGTGCTCAATGTGGTGAACGGTCTCAATGGGATGGTCACCGGAACACAGAGCGCGATCACGGCGGTGCAAGAGAACTCGCGCGCGGTTGTCATTGCGACCGCCAGCATCGCTGCTCTAACCACGGCTATCGCTCTGAACCGCATCGGTGGCATTGCCTTCGCGCTGCAATACGCAGCGCACACGGTTCAGTTGGGCGCGTACACAATCGCTGCCAGGGGTGCCACGATTGCGACCGCGACGCTAAGTGCGACCATGCGCATGATCCCGTTCGTGGCTGTGATCGCTGGACTGACAGCCCTTGTCACGGAACTGGACAAGGGTGCCGATCT